CTCCCAAGGTCTGACCCAAGGTTCTGGTGCTCTGACTGCAAACAGCAACCGCTACTATCGTCGCGTACAGGTTGCAAACCTCATGTGATTCTGGATGTTGTGGCGCTGGTTGCCCAACATGTCCTTTCAGACCTCCCTCACGGGGGGTCTTTTTTATGTTTACAATACTTCGTGTAGTCTTCTATACAAAAAATAAGAGTTAATTCGCGTGGTCAGAATTTGCTAACATTACGAATAGATAGTAGTAGAATTAAGCGAGGTGAAAAAATGATCCCTGCCCCTTCCTATATTATTGTTCCCAGTTATGGAGGTGATCATGCACAATCTATCTTCCAGAAACCAATTAGATGAATGGCGTCACTTTGAACACACCGTAGACAATTTTGAAATTGAAAATCAAAAAATCAACGACTACTACGAGTGCTTAATTGAATGTGATGCTCTAGGACAGCATGTTTGTAAATCCATTTGTAAGAGGATACTCCTATGATTTAAAACCCTTATAAATAAAACTACCGTGTGAAGGAAGTGTTCAGGGGGTCTCACGACCCCTCTTTTTTATGCCTAAATATTAGTGGAACAAAAAGACATCAATGGCAAACTGGTATCAGGACCAACTAACAAACAGAAATTTTTTGTCTCCTATCGGGTTTCTATTCATCCTCGATAAGGCAGAAAAGGTTTCATTCTTGTGCCAGAAAGCAGAGATTCCTACAATTGAATTAGGTCAGGTAGATATTCCAACTAGAGGTTTAGTTTCTATTCCTGTAGAAGGAAATATGAGGTATAGTGATTTTTCAGTTGAGTTTATTGTTGATGAAGACTTGAGAAACTATATGCAAATTCATAATTGGATGAGAGCATTGGGTACACCTCAGGACTTAAATGAGAGAAAAATTTGGAAAGATTTACACGCAGAAGATGCTTCTGAAGATCCTAGATTTTCCGATGCAACTTTACAAGTTTTAAATAACAACAATATTGCAAACTTTGATGTGGTATTTAAGGATTTATTTCCTGTAAATTTATCAACTCTGTCATTTGATGTAACTGGAAATGACAATGATTATTTTGTAGCCAGAGCAACTTTCAGGTATACTCTGTATGAAATCAGAAATGTCAACAGACTCTCTCGCAGATGAACGAAAAAGATTTACCCGAGTGGAAGAAACGCGCTCTTGCTGATCCAAGCGTGAAATATAAGCAAGCACGTATTATAATGGAAGGACCAAAGTGTTTAACTGACGCATGGTTTCTTCAAGCAATGAAATTTAAGTATTCTCTTAGTAATGAACCTAGAACAACTTCAGACAATGTGGAAGACTGATTCCAAACTGGATGATGATCTTCATGACAATGATTCTCTAGCAATCCCTCAACTCCATATGAAGTACATGGAGTTTCATAATACTTACTCTCTCATGAAAAAAGAACGAGAGATAGAAATGAAGCGTCTTGTTAAAGATAAATGGATGTATTACAAAGGCAAAGCACCATCTTCTGTATATAAGGAGATGCCCTTTGATCTCAAACTTACAACTAAAGAAGAAATTTCGATGTTCATTGAAGCAGATGAAGAGATCGGAAAACTTCAATTCAAGATTGACTACATAGACCAGGTTCTCTTCTTTCTTGATGGTGTGCTGCGAATGATTAATAATCGCACATATCACATCAAGAACGCTATTGAATGGAAGAGGTTTCAGAATGGATTCTAATGAACTACGGTCTGTACTATAAAGAGGTTGTATTTAATCGTCAGGCAATGAATATTGTTAGACGTGCAATCTCAGGGGATTTGAAATGGGTAAAGGGAGAGATACATAATAATTTAAAATCAAACAGAAGTTCTGAAATAGCATGGTTAGGAGATAAAGATCTCTTGACCATGCTTCTTCGTATGCAGAAAAAAATTAATAGAGATGCTGGTTGGAATCTAAAAATCGATGGCGTAGAACCTGTGCAGTTTGGTATCTATGGAGAAGGCGATTTTTATGACTGGCATGTGGACCAACATCCAAGACCTGTCAGGGGTAAGGTAAGAAAAATTAGTATGTCACTCTTCTTGAATGATGACTTCTCAGGAGGGGACTTTGATTTGGAGATATATAAACCAGGAGCAGATCCCAGGTATAAGACATTTAAGTCAAAACCAGGGACTGCTATTTTTTTCCAAGGAGATCAATGGCATCGGGTTCGCCCTGTCACTTCTGGATTGAGAAAGTCACTTGTAGCATGGTTTTATGGACCTCCTTATTCGTAAGAAGAATGAAGTATATCTTAAAATTGAGGCAGAACCTCACATCAATTATGAGTTAGCAGACTTCTTTACTTTTGAGGTAGAGTCTGCAAAGTTTATGCAGAAACAAAAACGTTGGAAGGGATGGGATGGGAAGATCCGTCTTTATTCTCCAGCAACAGGAGAGATTTATTGTGGTCTCTTAGATTATCTGATGGACTGGGCGGATGAAAAGGGATACAAATATCGAATGGAAGAATGCAAATTCTTTGGTCATCCGATGGCACAGAACGATTTTATTACTCCCGAGTCGGTAGTTGGTTTTGTAAAATCCTTAGGACTTCCTCCTGCGTTAAAGGTACGCGATTATCAATATAAGGCAATATACGAAGCACTGAAGCACAACCGACGATTACTATTATCGCCAACAGCGTCAGGTAAGTCTCTAATGATCTATGCATTGGTGCGCTTCCATGCGAATGTAGATAGGAATATTTTAATCGTAGTGCCTACTACTTCTCTGGTGGAGCAGATGTACAAGGACTTTACAGAATACGGTTGGATGTGTGCCGATAATTGCCACAAGATATACGGTGGGCAAGAAAAATACACGGACCATCAGGTAGTAATTACCACTTGGCAATCTGTTTACAAAGAACCTCGTAAGTGGTTTGATAGATTTGATGTCGTAATCGGTGACGAGGCGCACCTTTTCAAAGCTAAATCTCTTACGTCTCTGATGGGTAAGTTGCATGAATGTAAGTATCGTATCGGATTTACAGGAACACTTGACGGTGCGAATGTCAATCAGTTAGTTCTGGAAGGTGTGTTCGGCAGATGCTCTCAGGTAACAAGAACTAATCAGTTAATGGCAGCAGGACATGTTGCCAAACTCAAAGTAAAAATTGTGCTACTTAAACATGAAGAGAAACTCTTTGAAGGATATCAAGATGAGATTGGTTATCTTGTAGAGCATGAAGGCAGAAATAAATTTATCCGCAACCTTGCATGTGATCTTAAAGGTAATACTCTAGTCCTCTTCAACTATGTAGAGCGTCACGGAGTGCCTCTTTACGAGATGATAAATAGTCACACAGATAGACCCGTGCATTTTGTGCATGGTGGAGTTGATGTTGATGACCGCGAAGACATCAGATTACTAACTGAACAAT